ACCTGCTTGCCATATTATTGGAAAGATTAAATCCGTTCTAGGGAGGGGATAATGCCTAAAAGTGCGACTCGTATTTTATTAGAAGGAAAATTACCTGAAATAAAAGCTGACTACTTAAAAGGTATGAGTAGTATAAAATTAAGCGAGAAGTATATTCCTGGATATAAAGGTAGAAGTTCTACAACTTTAGAATCTATTATTAAAGAAATGAAGGAAGGAAAATTTCCTACAAAAATTACAAAAACAGAATTAGCAAATAGACCTAAAATAGTAGGACTAAATCAATTTGAAGACAATGCTAGAAAAATTTTAGATAATCCAAAAATAAAAAAAGAATTTACTACGTATGCAAATAAACCAGGAGTTTTAATAAAAGATATTTTAGACAAATATAAAATATCTAGAACAACTTTATATGATACAGGTTTAAGAAATTTAGTTACAAAAAATGTTCAACTAGGTAATCAATATGTAGATCCTGAAGTAACAGAAAGATTAACTAAAATACAAGAAGTAATTTCAGAAACAGATTTACCTAAAACTCAATTAAAAGTTGATTCTCCTGTTGTAAAAGAAATGGCAGAAAAAGTAGAAATGAGTCCAAAAGCATTTTTACAAGGAACAGCTAAATTAAAAGAAATTTATAAAACAGGAAGAGAAGATTTTGTAATAGATGAAAAAGTAAAAGAAAATATAAAACGTTTTCCCGATGCAAGATTTAATAGAACTTTATTTCTTGCAGAAGGTTATTCTAAAAAAACAGTTGATATGATGGACTCGGTAGAAAGAGCTGCAAAAAAAATAACTCAAACTGGTACACAATTAGAACACTCGATGCCTAAAGCATTGATTAAAGATTTTAAACTTCCTAGAAGTAATTATTTAAAAGGAGAAAGAACTTCTAATTTTTTAAATCAATTTAAAGCACAATTTGATAACCAAATTATAAACGCAGCCAAAGATTTTAGAGATGGTAAAATATCTTACGATCAATATAAAAAAACAGTAGCTAATTTAGTTAGTAAAGTTGCTAAACGTACAGGTGGTTATGAACAAGGTTATATTGATTTTAAAGACGGTAATCCCAAAAAACCTTTTGCCGTAACATCACAAGAATCTATTTTAAGTAAACAAGGACCAATGGGTAGAAAAAATACTGGTATTAATAAATTTTTAAAAAATGCTTTTCATCACAATGAATTATATAATCAATATAAAGCAGACCCTACTAACGATGATTTTGGTACCTTAAGAAAAGAAATAAAAGCAAATAAAAAATTTAAATTTGTTCCTGAACCAGAATTAGAAAATTTATATGATGTAACAAAAAATTTAAAAACAACTGAAGAGTTTTTTGATTTTTATAAAACAAATACACCAGAGTCTAGATTATTTAGAACTGCATTAACTAGTGCTGCTGGTAAAATTGCTAAAGGTGGAAGAGGTCTTAAAATACTAGGTGGAGCTGCTGCTCTTCCTTTATTTGCAACTGCGCTAGCTGCAGAAGAAGTTTCTAAACCAAAAGTCAATCAACCCGTTGTCGGCGTACCACTTAAATATGACGCTACACAGGGATCAATTGTAAATGCAAACACAGATCAAAAAGCAGACCAAAATCAAATTTTAGAATACGTAAAAGATAACCCATTAAAAGTTACAGCGGGTGCATCTTTAGGTTTTGCTGCACAAGAAATACCTGGTGCTTACAAAGCTGCAAGAGATTTAGGAAGAGGTAGAGTTAGATCTACACTTGGAATTAGTGGTGCTATAAGACCGGTGCTTACAACTTTTGGAACGCCATTACTTACAGGTTTATATGAAGGAGCGATCGGTGCTAAAAGATTAGAAGAAGGTGAAACGATGACAGACATTTTAACAGATCCATTAGGACCTGCATTAGGGGTTTCACTAATGGAACCTTTATCAAAACTTTCTGGAGTTGTAAAAGATGCACCTAAACGAACAATGCTTGAAGGTGCTAAAAATTATTTTAACTTAAGCAACGTAGGTCAAGCAAGACCAGGAATTACAGGACAGATTTTAAGAATGGGTATGAGTCCAAAAATGATTGCAGGAGCATCAAGATTTTTAGGATTACCAGGACTGGCACTAGGATTAGGATTGTCAGGATATGACGCTTATAAGAATTACCAAAACCAAGAAGGTATGATATACAACTTATTTAATAAAGATGAATAGACGAAGTTTTATAAAAGGATTAATTGCTTTAGCAAGTGCACCCGCTATTGGTAAATACGTAAACGTATTTAAAACTGAAGGTGCGCGTGAAGGTATTGAGCAAGTGGCAGGACAAGGTGTAGACTTTTTTAATATGGTAATTAAGAAAGTTATGGACGAAGGAACTTTAGTTAAAGAACAAGATAGAATCTCTACTTTTAAACACCCAGATAGACCAGACATTACAGTTGACGTAGATCAAACTACAGGAAGTAGTTCTGTATACTTTGATACAGACCAAGGTACAAAAGCTGTAGGAGAAATTCAAAAAACTATGGATGAAACTACAGGAGGTAAAGTTGTAGAAGAATTATTTGAACAAGAAGAAATTTATGGACCTACAGGCCGAGATGCTCAAGAAGGTATTAGTGGTGGTATTACAAATCTTGAAAAGTTTTTAAAAGGTAAAAGAGGTTTTGCAATGGGTGGTAGAGTTGGAATGTTTAGAGGTGGTATACCAAAAGGTTTACAAGCAGCACTGCAACTTATTAAAAGTAAATTTGGAGATGACGCAATTAAAACTGCTGACAAAGTAGAAAGCAAATCAAAAGTATTTGACGACTTTGAAGTGAGAAACCCAGATCCAAAAAGACAAATGACTGATGATGAGTATCAAGATTTTCTAGATGAAATAGGAGGAGATCAACTAGAAGCTTATGATTTTGATGGCACAATAGGTGACGCAAAAAGAATTTTAGATGAAGAAGAAAAATATATGGCGTATATGTATAATCAATATAAAACAGGTAAATTAGATCCTGTAGCAGGTGACAAGTCTCCAGCTAGAAAAAAATTATTACAAAAAAGATTTGAAGATATGGAAGCGAGTGGTGATAAAAGATTAATGACAAGAGAGGAAATAGAAGAACTATCTACATTTGATCTTGGAACTCAAATGGATGAGATTGACATCAGTCAAGGTATGATTGATCTAGATGAATTAAATTTTACTAAAAATGCGGAAGCAGCTAGAATAAAAATAAAATACCCTGGAATTTCAGATGAACTGATTAAAAAAATTTTAATCGATGATAACCCTCAACGAAAAGCCGAAGTACTAGCTACTTTAGATGAGGCTTTTAAAATGATGAATAAAGGCAAAGGTAATGATGAAATTATAGAAATATTTAAAAACACTAAAAGAACCAAACAAGCTGACGGCGGTATCATTGATTTGACAGCAATGAAAATACCTGATAACAGCAAGTCAGGTGTTGAATCATTATTTAAAAGAAGGTAGAATAGGCATATGGCCACTATAGATAAACCATTACCCAATGTAGACGAAAACAACAGAGCTGAAGATCAGGCTGTTGAAATTGAAAGCGTAAAATCAGCAGAAGTAATTGATACTCCAACAGGACCTGTTGAAGTGGATATGACTGAAGATGGTGGAGCAGAAATTTCTTTTGATCCTAATGCTTCAGAAATAGACCCTTCTGAAGATCATTTTGCAAACCTTGCAGAAAATATGGATGACGCAGATTTAGAACCACTAGGTTCTAAGTTAATTGAACAATACAATGAATACAGAGAATCAAGAGCAGATTGGGAAGATACATATAGAAACGGTTTAAGTCTTTTAGGATTTAAATACGAAAGAAGAACAGAACCTTTTAGAGGTGCATCAGGTGTTAATCACCCTGTACTTGCTGAATCGGTTACACAATTTCAAGCACAAGCTTACAAAGAATTATTACCAGCAGATGGACCAGTTAGAACTCAAATTTTAGGAGTAGTAGATGTTGCTAAAGAAGAGCAAGCTAAACGGGTTAAAGATTTTATGAACTATCAGATTATGGATCAGATGAAAGAATATGAACCAGAGTTTGATCAAATGTTATTCTACCTACCTCTATCAGGATCAACTTTTAAAAAAATCTATTATGATGATCTATTAGGTAGAGCTGTTTCAAAATTTGTACCAGCAGATGATTTAATCGTACCTTATTCTGCAAACTCACTAGAAGATGCAGAAGCAGTTATTCACGTAATTAAAATTTCAGAAAACGAATTAAGAAAACAACAAGTATCAGGATTTTACAGAGATGTAGAATTAGGAACACCACCTATTACAGAAAATCAATTAGAAGATAAAAAATTAGAGTTAGAAGGAATTTCTAAAGATGGCCAAGAAGATCAATATACTTTATATGAAATTCATACTAATCTAGATTTAGATGGTTATGAAGATATGGGTGAAGATGGTGAGCCAACAGGTATTAAACTTCCATATGTTGTAACTGTTGCCCAAGCAAACAATAAAGTTTTATCTATAAGACGAAATTACAAAGCAGAAGACCCAAAGAAAAATAAAATTAATTATTTTGTACAATTTAAATTTTTACCAGGAACTGGTTTTTATGGTTTTGGTTTAATTCATATGATTGGTGGTTTAACTAGAACTGCAACAGCAGCTTTAAGACAATTATTAGATGCTGGAACTTTAGCTAACTTACCAGCTGGTTTTAAATCACGTGGTATTAGAGTTAGAGATGATGCACAACCATTACAACCCGGTGAGTTTAGAGATGTAGATGCACCAGGTGGAAATATTAAAGATCAGTTTATGACTTTACCTTTTAAAGGACCAGATCAAACATTACTTCAGTTAATGGGAATTGTGGTATCAGCAGGTCAAAGATTTGCAGCAATTTCTGATATGCAAGTTGGTGATATGAATCAACAAGCTGCAGTTGGAACAACTGTTGCATTATTAGAACGTGGTTCTAGAGTTATGTCTGCAATTCACAAAAGAATATATGTAGGACTTAAAGAAGAATTTAAATTATTAGCAGGAGTGTTTAAAACATACTTACCACCTGTTTATCCATATGATGTACCAGGTGCAAGCCGTGAAATTAAAGTACAAGACTTTGATGACAGAATAGATATCTTACCTGTAGCAGATCCAAACATCTTTTCACAGACACAAAGAATCTCAATCGCACAAAGTCAATTACAACTCGCGCAATCAAATCCTCAAATGCATAATATGTACCAAGCGTACAGATCTATGTATGATGCGCTGGGTGTAAAAAATGTTAATGCAATATTACCTCCACCGGCAAAACCAATGCCGATGGATCCTGCATTAGAAAATATTATGGCAATGTCACAAAAACCATTTCAAGCTTTTCCTGGTCAAGACCACAAAGCTCACATTGATGCTCACTTAAATTTTATGAGATTAAATATGGTGCAGAATAATCCTATGGTTATGGCTGCAATGCAAAAAAATATACTTGAACACATAAGTTTAATGGCTCAAGAACAAGTTCAAATAGAATTTGTAGAAGAATTACAAGAGTTACAAATGATTCAACAACAAATGCAACAAATGGGAGCACAGAATCCTGCAATGGCACAAGGTATGATGCAAAATCCACAGATGATGCAACAACAACAACGAGTTCAACAAATAACAAATGGTATTGAAGCTAGAAAAGCGCAACTAATTGCTGAAATGCAAGAGGATTACGCTAAAGAAGAAGAAAAAATTACAGGTGAGTTTGCTGGAGATCCACTATTAAAGATTAAATCAAGAGAAGTGGACTTAAAAGCTGCAGAAAACCAAAGAAGAGAAGAAGAAGGTCAAGAAAGATTAAATTTAGACAAGATGAAAGCAATGATGAACCAATCACAGCACGAAGATGACCTAGAACAAAGCAAAGAACTAGCAGAAATGAGAGCAAACGTATCATTGACTAAACAAGAGATGTCAGACGCAAGTAAGCGTCACGATTTCGGTAGAAATTTTAGAAAAAACTAGATATAAATCAAATTAAGGAGAAAATTATGATTAAAAAAACAAAAGAACCTAAAGTTGTAAAAGAATTAGGAGTTGGAGCAGATGGTTATCAAACAGGTGGTGTTACAATCGAAGCTACAGATCCTAATGAGTCACAGGTTGTGACTGTTAGAGGTACAAAAAGAATGAGACCTGAAAAAAGACCTGTAAAAGCAACTTGGTACTAATATGTGGTTATCGGCAATTAAATTAGCCGTTTCTGCTGGTAGTAAAATTTATGCTAACAAGCAGAGAACGAAAATGGCTATGTCTGACGCGCAGTTAATGCACGCATCTAGAATGGCCGAAGGCAAGGAAGCTTACCAAGGTAAACTTCTAGAAGCTCGTCAATCAGATTGGAAGGACGAGGCAGTTTTAATAATTCTCTCGGCGCCAATCGCGATTTTGGCCTGGGCGACTGTAAGTGACGATCCATCAGCTATGGAAAAAGTAAACGTGTTCTTCGAACACTTTGCGGCACTCCCAAGTTGGTTTACTAATTTGTGGATCCTTGTCGTTGCGAGCATTTATGGTATAAAGGGAACACAAATATTTAGAAACAACGGAGGAAAAAAATGAGAAAAAACGGAGTAAGAAATGGCTACAGATACGAAAATGGCGGACGTGTAGGCAAAATGGGTGGTGGAATGTCTACTGCTAGAAAAGATATGGCGGATGGTTTTTACAAAAATGATATGGGTATGGCTGGTGGATCAATGTATAAAAAAGGTGGTTCTGTTAAAAAGAAAATACCTGCTGGTAAAAAAGGCAAAGGTATAAGAGCTCTTAAAAAGAAAGCACCTAAAGTAGCTAAAGCAATGGGCTACAAAAAAGGCGGTACAGCATAATGGCTAAACGTGGACTTTACGCTAACATTCACGCGAAGCGTAAACGTATCGCTGCAGGATCAAAAGAAAAAATGAGAAAACCTGGAACTAAAGGCGCACCTACTAAAAAACAATTTAAACAAGCTGCAAAAACAGCAAAGAAAAAATAATGGCTAAAGATAAAAAATTAACTCCATCAGAAAAATACAATCAACTTAAAAAACAAACTGAATCTGCTGGTATGAAAGTTAAAGAAGTAGATGGTAAGATTGTAGTTACCAGAAAAAAGAAAAAATAGTTATGAGAAAACAGGATAATATGCCTGCAAGAAACAAGAAGAACTTTAGATCTACAAAGTCTGGAGCAGGAATGACACGAGCCGGTGTTGCTTCCTATAGAAGAAAAAATCCCGGTTCTAAATTAAAAACAGCCGTGACCGGTAAAGTTAAAAAAGGGTCCGCTGCCGCTAAAAGGCGAAAATCGTACTGCGCAAGAAGTGCAGGACAGATGAAACAATTTCCTAAAGCTGCGGCCAATCCAAATTCGAGACTTCGACAGGCACGTAAGCGATGGAAATGTTAGATAAATTTTTATACTCTTTTTTTGGAAAACTTGATAATGCTATTGCATTTGTTGAGACCTATGTTATTAAAATGACTGAATGGTGTTGGCACACACGTGTTAAACTTTTAAACAAAAAAAGGAAGAAAAAATGAGAACAGCAATATTAGAGGCATTAGAGGCTAGATATGAAGCTCAAATTTTAGAAGCTGATGCTACACTTAAGATTTACTTGGACAGTTCTGTAGGTATTGGAGAACACCCACAACACATAGACGAAGTAGATAAATTAATCGAAAAAATTGCAAGTGCTGAAGAGAAAGTAAAAGTATTGCAACAATTTAAACTGTAAGGAGAGAAGATGGAAGACTTAGTATTAATAGATAAACTTAAAAAAACACTTAACGCAACTCTACAACAAATTGGAGACAGTATGATTACTGGTGGGGTTGACAGTATGGAAAAATATAAGTATATGCTAGGACAGGCACACGCTT